TTCTCTCTCGGGTCGGTTTCCCGCCCGGTCAAGAGCATCGAATTGAGCCTTCTTGGCTCTCCTCAGCCCACCCTTTGATGAGCTAAAGGAATCAACAAGGATAATGATTCTATCCAGTAATACCTGTAAGTTGACCTGCTCTTCGCGGGTCGTCTGACATCCAGTTTCCGACAAGGTACATGTGGCCTACCTCGGCTGGTTGGTTTGTTGACCTCAACATTCCTGACCAGTTGAATCCTTTCGGAATCGGTAGCGCCTGCGGTCCCTCAATGTTCGCCTCGGAAGTGTTAAACTTCTCGTAATCGGGAAGATCCAACCCTGCCCAGAAGAAGTTCTTCTCGTTGAGCATGAACAGCTTTTGAGCCGTACATTTTTCGTCCTTGACGAATGGGGTTCCTCTGTACCATACGGCGTTGAATCCAATCGTACCTCCGCTTAGTGCGGTGGTGCTCGCGACTGTACCGGTCCTGGTCACCTGAGGAAATCCCGTGGTCTGATATCCAGCCCTGACTGTTGGACTTAGCAATGCCTCGTAAGCAGACCAAATTGTCGGTGTGGACACTATCAAACTCGGTCCTACTCCCCCAATCTCCACTCCGTCATATCCCGTGGATAGGTCGGCAATGGCGAGGGCTCCGATGGTCGCTGCATAATACCCTTTCAAACTGGTATAGGTTCCTCTGGCTTGCCCTCCGTAGGTGGCAAAGTTAGTGGAATCGTCGGCCGTGTTCAATATCGAATCAAACGAGTTGGCTGTCGCTGACGTACCAGTGTAAAGATAATCTCCGGTGTCATCCGTCAAGTCCTGAGCGATTGAATCCATCTCCGTGGCCAGAAGCTCAAGGACTCTTTCGTCCCCTTGGTTCACGGCTGCTTCGATGTCATCGATCACTACCGGCTTGTGGATTCTCTGCGGCTGAAATGTCAGCTTGATTCTGGTCTCCTGCCTCGCAGTGTCCAGAGTTCCTCCAATCCCGACTAACCCTCCTTCCGTGGATTTCTTAAACTTGATGGGAATATCGTACTGGTATCCGGATCTCCAACTCTTAGCGTTACCAAGAGTTCTTAAAAGGAACACGTTCCCTTCAAGGATGGTATCCGAAACCGATGGTACAATGGTTTCCCTCGTAACAGTTTTAACTGCATCTGAAAATTCCATTTTTGTTAAATTTTATTTAAACTTTGATAATGCTTCTTTCGCAGCATCGACTATACTCAACCCTCTAGCCCTCAATGCGTGTGGGTCGTATGGGAGTTTTTCTCCTTCAGATGAAGGTACAGAAACCGAGTCGGATCCCCTCTTCGTTTTGTTGATGAGAGCCCTCCTCTCTGCCGCCTTTCCATCTATGTTCGCTTCCATGTAGGTGGAATAGGCAGATTTAAGGTCCTTGACGGTTTTGACCTCTATCTCGTGGCGATTGACGTACTCGAAGAAGTCTTTGTCGTCGAAGTCCTTATTGGCCTTCTTGACTTCCGCCACGAAATTATCCACCTGCTCTTTAGCCTCTGTAACCTTGGTGGTCTGATCTTCCGTCGCCTTTTGGCTTCTCTTCTCCCCCCATTCGACTGCCTCCTTAAGAGCTTTACCCAGCTCCTCGAATGATCCGGGTTTCCACCCAGGCTTGAGGAAAGAGGGCAAATTTTCCTGCTGCTCAAGGTCTTTTACCCCACCCCCCAATAGCTTAGAAAGCGTCTGGGAAGTGACGGTGAATTTTGGAAGTAACTCCTTGTAATCTTTGGAGTCTTTGAGAGCCTCGGTCAACTGTTCGGGGGTGTATTCCACATCTCCGATTTTGACCTTCGGTTCTTCTGCGGGAACTTCTTTTCCGCCTTCAGGAGGTGTAACTGGAGGAGTTATTGGCTCCACATAGCCCTCGTCTCCTGGCTTGAGAATCTCGTCTGGTAGCATGTTTTTTGGTCGCTTCATTGCCCCCCTGGTGACTGTTCTCTAAGAGATTCCACCAAGTTGCCTGATGAAGCAACTGTTACTTATATTTTTCTATTGTCAAATTTCGTTATGATTTTGCCCGTCTCTTCACTTCTTCCTTTAATGGTATATTCGCCCCGGCCTTCCTCGCAGTACTTAAGGCTATCGCTATCTTCTGTTTCTTGGACATTCCCGGACTTTCACGTTTCAGGAACTTTACTGTCTTCCCTACGTCTTGGGTTTTTGGTATGGGCATATATTCAATATCTAGGTTTAAATTTCTCTTTTAATTTCTTGATTTTATTTTCTTCAATCGCCTTCACCCCGGTAACCAAGAACGTTCCTCCGAGTCCCTCCTCATCCCACATCTCGTCTCCTTTGCTCTTTAGGGTTACCTCTATCTGGAGAATATAATTGCCACTGATGGGCCACTCCTTGATTTGCGGGAGTTCCTTTTGGGTGAACCTTATTGTTTTTCTCATTGTGTCTTTAAATGCCATGTTATTTTTTAGCAGGCTTGGACTGCGTTAAGTTTTTAAATTGTAATTTTAGTTTAGCAAGTATGTTTTGCTGCTCCTGAGGAGTTTTCTTCTTGAATTCAGGGCTCTCCACCACTGCCTTGGTTCTCTCCCGGAGATCTGCGATAGCCGTGGCCCTCTCATCCGTGGGCTCGGCCGATTGCACTAACTCCTTCAGTAGAGATATCCCCTCTCTTAGATTCTCTATATCCGCATCATCCATGCTCAGCACAGAGAATGGGCTGATCTTGTACATCTCCAACTGCTTGGCCGTCTCCATCGGGTTGTCAAATTCTGCCTCTTCGAAGTACTGCAAGGGAATCATGAATTCTCCCTTTACTCCCTCCAGCGCTCTCTCTGCCCTCAGCACTCTGTCTTTTGGTAGTATCTGCCCTGGTATCACCCTGACCTCTATCCCGTCCTCGATGCTGTCCTGCATTATCTCTATCACCCTTGCGGCCGTTTCCCTCCCCAGTATCTTGACATAATGGCTTTCTGTATATCTAATCTTAATAAACTGTAACCACCAGTTATAGATTTCAAGGTGGAGACCATCCACTAAATCTATGAGCTCCGTTAATCGTTGAAAGCTTTGTTCCCTCAATATCGCCCGGCCAGTGGCGGTCTCGGCCCCCTGCTTTTCCCCCCGGAAAGTCGGCTGAGTTCCAAATATGCTATCTACCGCCTGTATGGAAAGTATCAGGTCTTCTTTTACCATCACCGGCAGGTCCCGCCCGGTCTCTATGGTCACTCCTAACCCCACTCCGTCCCCGAAAATTATCCCCTCTGGATCGGACTTCATAGCCTGGAACTCCCCAGCGGTTTTGCCTTCCACTATCTTCGTGTCTATTTTCCACCTTCCCTGCGCCATGGCTGAGTTGTCGGCTATCTGCCTTTTCCTTTGGTTAATATTCTTCTGTAAGGAACTGACCTGACTCATCAGCGCGGTTTCCCCTATCGCTCTCTCTTCCACCCCCAGCATGGAGGCGAATATGTAGGGATGCATCGGCTTATCAAAATGGTTGAAAAGGTACTGCTGATATTTACTTGAAACATTTCCTTTCTTGTCTATTTTGCTCCTTTCCTCCTTTTCCTGTAATATCCTCGTTGCGTTTAATGTCTTTCGTCTTTCCTTTATTTTTGTAATCCCCTCAAATTTCTTGAACTCTCCCTTGGTAAAAAAGACTCCGTCCCAGTCCCAGTAAGGATTCCTTTCCTTCTTGAGAATCATCTCCCGGAACTTGTATATCACCCAGTCGCCTATCCATGCCTCCTTGTAATTCACAGGGACGTTGTTAACCATCACGTCTTTTTCGTTCTTGCCGAATTGTTTGACTATGTATTCTTTCTGGTCTGGGAATCTGTCTATCATCTCGCCAACCGTGGTGTCTATTTCCTCGATGGCGAAATCGGTCTCGTAGGAATTGGTGGATTTCTTGTTGAACCTCACCTTTCTTGGGTCGACTACTTTGATGTCGAAATTGTCGCTATTGTTATTCCAAACATTTTTAAGGACTATGAGCTTTGACAGGAAGAGCCATCTCAATCCCCGGCGAACCTTCTTCTTTACGTCCAGCGTTCTGTACACTTCTAGGAATAGGTCCTGCAAGTCAGTGGCGACCTCCCCGGATGTCGGCTCCTCGTTCCCTGGCAGCACGTTCGGTTTCGATGGCCTGCCCGTGAGGTTGGCTATCACCGTCTCCATGGCGAGGAACGCCCTATTGTCCCTGACCTTGGATTTGCGCTTCGGAATGGTGGCCACTACCGAATCATCGTTCTCCCACATCGGCTTGAGCTTCTTGTATGTCTTCTCCACTTCTGACCAAAGAGAACTCGAAGAAGTCCATCGGTTCTCTATCAACCGCTTTAATTGATTGTCATCTAATTTTGAGATGTCTATCATGAAAAAAGCGGATCATCGTAATCTCAGAATACAAAAGTATTCAGAAACTCTGATGATCCGCCAAAAGTTTGGTGGGATCCTCCTGTTTGTTTATATTAAGCCGGTCAAGGACCAGTGTCAAGCTCGAGTTTTTCCCTTATATTCTCGAGGTTTTCCACAGGGCCGAATATCTTTCTTTTATTAACCTGCTCAACTCTTTCCGGCTGACCATTGTGTGTTATCAACTGGCATTCCCCAAAAGGCAACTCATCCTCAATAAATTTAAGAAGGTCATATTGCTTCTTTGTTATTTTAACTTTGATTTTTTTATCCATCGTCTTGCTGCTGACCCTCTTCTATTATTTCCTTGAGAGGTCTCATCCGGAATCCGTCCTTGGTCCTCTCGATTATGTCTTTCTTCTCCTCCTTCTCCGATAAGAACTTGAACCCTGCTGCCTTCCTCATCCGAGCTATTACATATAAGACAGTGGCATGGCAGTAATGATCAACGCCTGTCTTGGACTCCCAGACATACCTCTCCGTCTTCTGCGGGGTTTCTTCTATTATTTTCCTCATCGACTCCCAATGCCTAGTGTATTCCTCCAGTTCTTCCCGTGTGAGGGCGAACTGTATATTGCCCCTCACTATCTCATCGATCGCCTTGTCGATAATCCTAGTCCTGTCGCTCCAGACGTACCCCCAGTTCTTCATGTCCTCGGGATTATTCTTCATCCCTCCCCACTTAACCATCTCGGCAATGTTTTTATCCCTGCCGTAGAAGTTAAGGAACAGCTTCGGATATTTTTTCTTGAACTCCTCCGCCCACGTCCTCTCCGGCCCGGAGTCCATCACCACGATCGGATTATATTTGTCTATGAGGAACTCCACACTTTCCCGGCTCTCGCATTTTCCTATCTTGAAGATACCCTCGTCCGATCCGATGGCGTAATGCTTTATTCTTCCGATGTCTATTCCCATGAAGAACGGCTTGTGGTCTATCGGTTCTCCTGTCCATCCGTCGAATATCGCCTGCCTGATGTTGGCCTCCTTCCCTACGCTATACGGCTCTCCCAGAACGAAATTCCTAAAGTAATCGTCCCCCCGGTCTTTCCTTTCCTTGACCAGGTCTTTGGCCGAGAGCCACGGCGCCATCATTTGGGAAATGTGATACCCGGATATCTCCTTGCCCGGGTTCGTGGCCTTCCACCTTCCCATCTTTCTCTCTTTGTTGGTTATCTCCTTCCCACAGTTATTGCACACATAGATCCCCCTAATCTCGTCGACGTTCTCCTCCCATTTAAGGAATTGCTCTGTTTTACATTTCGAGCAAGTGATGAACCACTCCTTTTGGTCTGATGTCTTCCAATACTCATCCACTCCTATTCCCACCAGGCTCGGGTTGGAGAGATACCAAAACCCCTTGTATTCCGAGGCGGAAACTCTTGAGCGGTACTGCTCAATTATTCCGAGATCTGATCTGTCTATCTCATCATGTATAAGCAAATCAGATGTCGTTGATATTGGAGCAGTCTTCGACCTCGTTCCCTTGTAGTATATGAATCTGTCGGCGATCTGCTTCAGCCCGACCGTGTCCCCGCTGAACTTCTTTCTCAATACCTCATTCGCCTGGAATATCTTGTCTACCTTTGTTTTTACGAACTCGCTAACGTCCGTATCCGACGGCATCGTATAAATAACATTGAACCTTCCCTTGTCTGCCGCGTAGTATGCCTTGAGGTTGAAGGTCACAGATGCCCCTACCTGTGCGCACTTCTTGATCACTATCACCTGGCTAAAATCCTCTAAGATATCTATCAGGAATCCCCGGTCCTTAAACTCTAAGAGATCTCCCTTCTCGTTCACTATGTGGTTGTCCAAAACCCAGGATATTATTGAAACGTCTTCCGCCTGTGTTTTCATTAGAAGTTTCTCCTTAGTCTTCTTAATCTTTCCTGAAGCCCGATTGATTGCCCTCTCAGCCCCACTCCCAATTCCTCCATCGTCAGGTCTTCCTCTTTCTCCCTCATCTTTCTTTCGAATGCCTCGAACGGCTCCCCATACACACTCCTGAATCCGTGCTGACCGGGTTGAATCATATCCATGGCATACTGATTCCTCTGCCGGCGAATCTTTAGGGATTTGTAATAGTAAGGATCCTGGTCCCTATGCCTAGCATGCCTGATCGCCACCGTTTCGCAATTTGGGCATGTGCCTCTTATTGTGGAGATGATATTACCCTCGAGCCGGTAACTGGTTTTTCTGGCCGGGGAACTAAAGTCCTCCTGACACACGTCACACCAAAAATCGTAGAAAGGAAGGAACTGCGGAATGTCATTGTCCATCAACTCCTCCGGAGTCTTTCTCCTTTTGCGATCCAACTCCAATTCCTCCATCTGATCCTTGGTTCTCTTTTTTAGTCTATCTATTTCGTTCATTATTAAAACTCTTCCTCTTCCTCTTTCGGGGGCTTGGCAAACTTCGAGAAGAATCTCTTGAGTCCTGTCGGTCTCTCGATATCCTTGACCTCATCTTCGGTCGCCTCCCCAAGGAACTCGACTTTTTGCTTAGGCCGTCCTATCGGCTCAACCGTGACCTTCTCCCCCTCTTTGTCTATCTTAACTTCAAACCCTCTCTTGTTAGTCAGGAAGGTGGAGACCATGTGGCCAACGGCCAACCCCACGATGAAAGCAATTATGTTTATCATAAATGTTTTATCCCCTGATAAATAATGTATCCGATGAAAATTAAGGCAGCTATAACTTCTATCATTTC